GTTGTTTTAGATCCTTTGTAGATCTTGTTAAATGGTGCTTGAAAGACGAAGCGAATATCTAACTCTGGATTGCTCTTCTTCACGGCTTTCATCTTGCGGCGATCCTCGCTCGTCAGGCGACCTTTCACTTCGAGAAAGATACCATTCGGTAAAAGAAAGTCGGGGATGTAGTTGCATTCGAGAACGTATGCGAGTTTAGTGTTTTCGTATTCGTAAGGGACTTTCAAGCTGGAGAGAAGGTCCGCGACCTTACCCTCCAAGCCTGATCTATACATCAGTCGTCAAGGTGTTTTTCGATGATCTCTTCAACGATCTCCGATACCGCACGACGCATTTCATACTTGAAGTCGTTGCGATCCGCCTTGTAACGGGTGACACTGATCTCAGGAAGTCGGACACACAAGGTCCCTTCGTACAGTCCGAGATCTTCGTTCTTAGTGCAATCAAAGGTAATCATCAGAAGTCGTCGTCGATGGTGGAATCGGTGGTGGTAACGTTAGGTTCAGAGGCTTTGAATCCAGCAGTAGTGCCGAACAGTGCAGCCACATCCTCAGCAGCCATGTCGCCAGTGTCAACAGCAGCAGAGTTGTTCAGTGCCACAAGTTGCACGCCCACAAGCTTGAGAGACGTGCCGTAGGTGACACCATCACGCAGGATGTAGGGCTTCTGGTAGAAGGCGAGTTTCACACGACTGCCAGAGTACATAGGAATAGACTCATCGGTGATGTGAGTGCCCTCAGTGTCAACAACCGGAGGCTTGCTTTCTTCATTCCAGGAGAACTTGATCTTGTATTGACCCTCAGCAACTTCTTCCCAAGGCTCAGGCTTGAGAGTAGAACGCTTGGGGTTCTTCAGTTTAGTCTCTGCCCACTTGAGGGACTCAGTGCGATCCTCTTCCAGCTTCTCAACTAGATCAGAATCGACAAGGGCAGACAACGAATAGCCAAACTTGCTTGGCTTCAGTACAGCTTGATAGCCCTCAAGGACAACAGGCTGTTCAGTTTTGTGGATGGTGCGGGTCATTAACAAAAGAAGTAAGTGGATTCAATCACTGACTCTGGTTCCAGGTCGCCAATGATCGGTGGTTCAGTCTCTGCGCCTATCTGTTGCGCAAAGTCTCGAAGGTAGTCATGCTCTGCAAACAGGTGCATGTATGTCTCTCTCACGATGGAGCTGAGCATAGACATGTCTGTAGCACGACACAATACAGAGTCGTGGATGAGAGCAATCGGTGCAGAGAATCGTAGGGCAGACAGGTGAAGCAAACTAGCGTCAAGAGAGTGGATTAGATTGGGCGCTGTTGCGTTCTTGTGGTGCTGCTTGTCTACTTTATCTGTGTCATCTACAGCAACTTTCAGTCGGCATTGTCCGTGCAGCTGTAGTTTGATGGTGACAACCTGTTTCTTCATGAGCTTTTGGTTGACAACAAAACCAGATGGAGTTGTCCAAGATAACTCAGACTCACCTCTGTCAATGGCTGCTGCAACCTCTTTCTCAATCCAAGCCATGACAGCCATAGGACCAGGGACGACTACATCCATAGCGTCTCTGACTGCTTTGACAGTCTTGGTTAGATCGTCCTTGTCAATCTCAATGCCTTTCTCCTTCAGTGCGTCCTTGATGTACCCACGGTTGGAGAATGGTTTAGCATTGTAAGGCACGGTCATGACTACACGTTTGACCGTTTTTCTGTCCATGTGAGGACGAATGGACTTAGGACTGTAGGGCTTAGCTTGTTCAGCAACGACCTTGTATGCATCCTGTGGTTTGTTACCAGGCAGGACATTTACAAGTTGTGCAGTAGACTTATCACGTGCAAGACCTGCAAGGATTTGTAGACCACTACATGTAGCGTCTGTTGCTACAAACAAGCCGGTGTGACTGCGGTCACAGGCGACAACACAATGGTAGTACTCCTCACAAGCTGCGAGAAACTGCCAAGGCTCATCAGCCTCTTCCCATTCAGAAAGATAACCAATGGGATCTGTAGCAACTCGTTTGATGAATGTGATGTTGTCTTGTACCCATTGCAATCGCTCCTGCATAGGAGCTTTGTCAAGACCATACGTAGTTGCTACCTGAAAGGCTAACCAATCTTCAGCCTCAGGAGTCATGTATGATTGTTCATAACTCCTCAACAAACTTTTTCCAAAGTCTGTATCTTGTGGAGTAAGGAACGCAGGGATAGGATAAGCACGACCACGATAGTCAAACGACCACGGAATGTAGAACTTATCTCTCTCCTTAAACCTTTGTACTGCCTCCATCGTCATGCGAGTACGACATGACTTCCTAAACTCATTCGCTTGCTTGTTACGAACTTCAGCAGCTTGTCGTCTATAAGACTTTCTAGCTTCTTCGTTCTCCGCAATGTCTACTGGTTTAGGAGGAAGAGGGTAGTGAACGATAGGAAGGAACTTACCAACTGGTCTTTCCAACTCATCTAACTTCTCAGCTACCCCGACAATAAACGGGTTTAAACAGTAGGAGACCTTCTGGATTCGGTTAAGAAACTCTAGTGGTTTCTCCCCCTGTATACGGTGTCCCGTACCGCGCCTGACAAGATCATGACCACGCATGACTTCGTTCAGGATGTAACCACCACAACGATCGTTTGTCCAGTCGTTTGGTTCAATGAGCATAGGCCATGCGAGCGGGCTGAATAACTCAGCATCACGCATCACTGCGTCCTTGATTTCAATGAACTCTGGAGTAGGGACAATAAACTGTGCACTCTTTCGACCTTCTCGTTGCTCCTCTTTTGTGAACCAGCCGCTACTCTGCATGATGCAGTCAAGTAACCAGCCTCCAAGTTTGATGCGATTAGATCTACCCCACGCATCCCACTGTTTGACATCATAACGGTTCATCAAAGTGCGGATAACTACAAGCTTCTGTTGCGTGCCGATGCTACGATGCCAGTAGTTATCTTTGAGTGTCTTGAGTAAGCCAGGTGCATTCTTTTCGTAGTGACGCATCTGACATTCTTGCTCGATTGCAAGACCAATTGCATCACACACATTGGTAGCTAAGTTGCTACGATCTTTGTGTGAAAAGACTTTATCAAAGGTGAGCTTGAGTGCAATAGATGCAGCAGCAAGAGGCTCAACATCTGTAAGATACTGGTGTATCTCTTTGAATGCAATGCCTGCGTTACCTTTGGTTAGACGTGTTGTAGTCGATTCAATACGCTGGACAACCAAGGGAAGTAGCGTATCAATAGATGCAACACCATACACTGTAGCGGAGGCGTAAGACTTGGACTCAAGGTCTTGGGTGTTTTTGTGTAGCTTGTTTAGTCCTTGTGAGATAGCCTCACGTTCGAGCTTGATTTGCTCGTCAATCTCCGCTGGTGTAGCCAATAAAGTCCTCCGCTGCGTCCTTGGTGTCGTCGTGAATGTGGATAAGTTGTGCTAGCTCAGGGTAATCCTCAGCCAGTTCGTGATACTGTTCAATCGAAATCAATGACATCGGTGGAATCGGGTGATACAAAATGGATAGCTTCGTCAGTACAGACGGTGAACTCTGCACCCTCTGCCATTAGACTTTTGACTTTAGTTTCTGCTGCGTGTTGTTTTTGATACACGTACTCTTTGACTTTGCCTTTCGTCTCAGCGCGTATGATGCAGCACACAGAAGAAGGAAGCTCCCAACCTGCAACTTTCCAAGACATCAACTCTTCGAAAGTGTGCGGGACGAAAGCCTCATCGGGAGCAGCTTTGTAAGCCTCCCAGTTGTTTGGATAGTAGGGTTTACCACTCATCAGCCAGCCTCACATCTACAAGTTCATCGTTACGCTCATGGGACAATTCTAGAGCCATCCATGCGGCAGACTCAGAATCGGGTGCTAGCAAAGAGATAGTACCTGAACGTAACGTGACGTTATAAAGTTTTGGCGGGCTTGTTTGCATTGGTACGCTTGCGAGGTTTAGTGGTTGGTGCGTCCTTGGGTTGTATGGACGCGATGAATGTGTCATGTAACTCGTCACGCAGTTGTTTATACTGAGAGACGGTTTCTGATGGTGGATTGCTATAGTGATGCAACCAAGATTCGACTGCATTGTATAGCAGCCACTCACGAGATCTAGTCATTTAGTACTTCAACGTATTGTAGATAGATGCGGAACCACGTAGCATAACCGTAGTTTGTTTTGTTAATTGTAGATTGCCACGGCGCATCCATTGCACGAAGACAATCACTCATCCTCGTGTGCCAAGCGGTTAATGTTTCGCTGTCGTACAAGTCGCTTTTCATAGGAGAGGCTAGCATTGTTTGCGCGTGAGTATACAGCAAGAGTGGACAGAAGTCCGATAACGCCTACAACGGCGAGGATGATGTT